GGAGTACAGCGACCGATCCGCGCCGATCCACGATCCACGGTGCGCGGCGCAGGACGATGACGAGCCGTGCTTCTGCGGGTCGAGCGCGACCTACCAGCGGCTGCTCGACGCCCTCCGCGCCGCCCTCGACGGAGAGCCGCATGGGGGATGACTCCTTCCGCCTGCGGCTCTCGCTGATCGACGGCCAGTACACCCCGGAGTTGCGGTGCCCGCACTGCACCCAGTGGTTCCTGATCGATACCGAGAACTGGGAGCCCAACGAGTGGCACATGTGCCTTGCCTGCAAGCGCATGAAGGCCAAGCTGTACGCGGCGCTCCGCCAGCGCGACGCCGAGTACCGGAAGAACAAGGCCGTGAAGTCCCGGCGCTACCGGGCATGGCTCAAGGCGACCTATCCGCAGTACATCCAAGCCTATGACCGTGAGCGCAAGGCTCGCGATCGGGCGAGGGCACGCGAGTACAGGGCCAAGCAGATGAAGCTCTGGAAAGATGAATGACGATCGAGAACGTGGTCTTGGCGTGGCTGATCGTGATGTCCTTCCTGACCATCCTGTGCGTGGCCGTGATCGGCTGGTGGATCGGAAGCGACCGATGAAGAAGAGGGGAATGAATGTCTGAGCCAATCTTGGTCGACATCCTGATCTACGACCGTGGTCGGCGGATCAGGATCAAGGGGGTACTGGACGACCTCAAGATGAACACGACCACGTTCGCCCCGTGGACAACCGGGCCTGTTGGCCGGTCCTACCCGATCCCGATCGGGTCATCGTTCACGGTGAGCGCCAGAGTCTCCGACTGGGTGGAGGACAAGGATGGACGGCCAGTCTCCCTACCGAGTGAGCCTCCGGCTCGTCCTCCCGCACGAGATGCAGGACGCGCCCGAAGAGCCTCCCGGCGACAGCGAGAGCGAGCCCGCAGGCGTGCTGCGGCGGCGGTACACGGTGACAGTGCAGCCTGACGGGACTGAGCTGGTCGATGACATGGAGGAGTGGGAGGAATGACCGAGGAGGAGATCAACGATTGGGAGCGGGTGCACCCGAGCGTGTTCCGTGATGCCGGTCTCGTGTACATGGTCAACAAGTTCGTGCTCTGGCCGCTGGGGATGGAACTCCGGGTCGCGTACTGGGATGACATCACCGACGAGGCAATCGAGATCTTCATGCTCAAGAACCCGGAGATGATCTCCGAGGTCAGGATCAACGTCGACAGGGAGCCCGGCGGGTGTCACCCGCAGGAGCGGTTCTTCCACTTCTCAGAGTCCCGCGTGCTGCTGATGCCGACCGAGATGGAGCGTGAGATGGCAGCCAAGGCGCTGCGCAGGTTGCTCCCCGGATTTGGCATCAGTCCGATCCGGGAGTGACCCAGCAGGTGTACCATTCTGGTACCCAGCTGGAACGTATGGAGGGGTCATGTCCATAGCCACGTTCAGCCCGCCGATCAAGGCGACGGTAGAGTCGAACAGCCTGCCCTGCATCGTCATCGGCACCTTCCGGAATGGCGGTGAGACGATGTTCATCGCCATCGACACGGATGGCCGGGCGATCCAGATGCGGACCAGCGAGTTCACGTTCGACTTCAGGTACGACCCGGCGACCGAGATCTGGAGTGACCCAACGTCGGCCAGCATCATGGACGAGGACGAGGAGTAGTCGTGCCTGAGAGCCGTAGTCACCAGCGTCGCGAGTACCCGATGATCGGGGTGCGGGAGTTCCGGGACAGCTTCGCGACGATCACCGAGCCGGTGAAGGTCATCCGGAGCCGCAAGCCCTACATCGAGGTCATCGGGACATGGACTCCGAACCCGAAGCGCAGCGATCTGGCTTCTGCTCCTTCTTCCTCGCCTGCATCCTCATCGGAATAGCAGCGGGCTTCCTGCTCGCCATTCTGTCGTTCTAGGAGTTACGGCAGCACAGGTGTGCTGCTAGACTCGCTCGCAACAGCACACATGAACGCTCGGGTGTAAGGCACCGCCGGGGACCCGAGCAACCTCGAACGGACGGGGTGGCCCTTCTGGGGTCACCCCGTCTCTTCGTAAGGGAGGGGCCGCCGTTGGGACACAGCTCCTCGGTAGGGCCTGTAGCAATCACCGCTGTTCCACGAGACGGCTCATGCCCATGGGCCAGACGTCGGACCTGCGGTGGAACCCCGCAAGCGGCAATCAACATCCTACACGGGAGGGATCACCGTGGAACACCTAGTTCGTGTGCGGAATGAGTTCGATGCCCAACACCAGCTCATCGCAACCGATCCAGATCGTCCCCGTTGTGTGCGCAACCACGGGCACCACTGGGTCGTGGAAGTCGAGAAGCTCGGGCGCGAGAACGGACTGGAGAATGACGTGGCCGAAGTTCTCGGGGAGGCGGCTGACCGCAGCCTCAACGAGATGTTCCCACAGCTCAATCCCAGCCCCGAGCAGCTATCTGGCCTGTTCATGGAGCGCCTGCTCCTGCGGCATCCTTCGATCGTCATGGTCTCGGTGAGCGATGGTCGCCTGACCGGGATCACGAGGAACACGCCGCGATGATCGAGATCACCTACATCAAGGTCGGGGATCTGATCCCCAACCCGTGGAACCCGAACAGGATGGACGACGACATGCTCCGCAAGGAGGTCGAGTCGATCCGGGAGTTCGGGTTCGTGGACCCGATCACCGTGCGCATGTACGGGGCCAAGTGGCAGATCATCGACGGCGAGCATCGCTGGAAGGGAGCCCAAATCGTCGGGCTCGACAGCATCCCATGCATCGTGCTCGACGTCGATGATGAGATCGCCGAGCAGCTCACGATCGTGCTCAATGACCTGCGCGGCAAGCCCAATGAGGAGAAGCTGGCGGCACTGGTCAAGGATCTCTCCACCCGGCGCTCGATGCTGGATCTGGAGAAGGTGCTGCCGTACAAGCGCGAGCGTCTGGCGGAGATGATCGCCGAGCGCAAGGCCGACTTCGACTGGGATGCCCTCAAGCGCCCCAAGGCGGACAAGCCCGAGGAGACCCGCAAGTGGGTCGAGCGGATCTACCGGCTGCCGCACGAGGCAGCACAGGTGATCGATGAAGCCATTGCCAAGGTACGGTCCGAGGAGGACGTCTCCGAGGACTGGTCGGCGCTGGAGCTGATCTGCGCCGACTACATGGGGTCCTGATGACAAGCAAGTACGACTACATCAGCCTGAAGAACCAGTACGTCCAAGGGACGATGTCGATCCGCGAGCTGTGCCGCATGAACGACATCCCGACGTGGTCCACGGTCAACGCCCGCGCCAACCGCGAGGACTGGGAGGGGCTGCGCGCCTCGTTCAACCGTCAGGTGGAGAACAAGTCGCTGGAGCACCTCGCCCAGAAGCGTGCCCAGAAGATCGCCGAGATCCAGCTCGACTCGCTCGAAGTCATCCATGCTGGCATCCTCAAGATGGCCGAGGACATGGACGCCGTCGAGGAGTACGAGGTCAACGGCGTCATCAAGACGCGCAAGGTCATGCGGATCCACCCGCGAGACCTTGCCATCCTGCTGGACAAGTTCCAGAGCCTCATCGGCCAGCCGCAGCAGATCCAAGAGAACCGCAATCTCGGGATCGACGTGCTGACCCAAGCATCACCTGACACATTGAGGGACCTTCTTGCAGCCCTTCGACCATCTGTCGGACTCGGACCGGGAGCAGTTGCGGGGGCTCATCCTACGAACACTCGCCCCGACTGACGTCTACGCCTACGGCGAGTACGTCTTCGGCTACGAGGCGGAGTCCCACCACCGGTTGATGGTGGACTTCATCGATGAGTGCTTCGCGAAGCGCCAGAACGGCGTCGTGCTCATGCCGCGTGGCTCGGCCAAGACCACGTGGGGCAACACGATCAAGATCGCCCACAAGATCAGCGTCGAGAAGGACATCCGGATCGGCCTGATCTCGAACACGGCCAAGCAGTCCAACGACTTCTCCCGGGCCATCCGCTACACGCTCGAAGCCAACGCCCAGCAGCACGAGCTGTTCGGCAACCTCCGCTCCTCCCAGAAGTGGACAGACGTCGAGTGGCTGCGGGCCGACAGCAAGTGGGCGGGCAGCAAGGACGTCACGCTGTACTCCGCGGCGCGATCATCTCCAAGCGGTTCGACGTCATCATCTGCGATGACATCCTCGATGAAGAGAACACGGCCACGCCGGAGGCCCGCGAGAAGGTCGAGACGTGGTTCTGGAAGACGCTCAAGCCGTGCCTCGTCCCGGGCGGCATCATCATCATCCTCGGCACCCGGTGGGCCGAGGATGACCTGTACCAGAAGCTGATCGAGGATCCCGAGAAGGGTGGCCTCGGGTGGCGGCACCTGATCGTGCAGGCCATTCAGACCGACGAGGACGGGAACGAGTTCAGCTACTGGGAGGACTACTGGCCGCTGGCACGGCTGTACGAGGAGCGGCTGATGATGGGCTCGGCCCTGTTCAGCTGCTCGTACCAGAACGACATCAGCGGCCTGATGACCGGCAACGTGTTCCTGAAGCGGAACTACCAGTATTTCTCGGTCCTGCCGGAAGGCTCGTACACCATCAGGATGGGCGTCGACCTAGCGTCATCGGAGAAGGAGCGAGCCGACTACACGGCCCGGGTCATCTCGGCCGAGGACAACGACAACGGCAACTTCTACGTGCTGGCTGTCTATCGCGACAAGCGCGAGACGCACCATGCCGAGTTCATCAACGATGGCTGGATGGCCTATCCGAACATGGGCCTCGTGGTCTGTGAGTCGCAGGCGTTCCAGTCGACACTGATCCAAGAGGTGATGCGGGACTACCCGCGCATCCCGATCGAGGGCCGCAAGCAGGACACCGACAAGGTGACCCGTGCCCGGGCCGTCGCCGCGAAGTACGAGGCCCACAAGGTCTTCCACCACAGCTCGCTTGAAGGAAGTGACTTCGAGCGGGAACAGCTCAGCTTCCCCAAGGGGCACGACGACATGATCGACGCGCTTGGTCTGTCGATGGATCTCAGCGGAGGCGGCTTCTTCTTCGGTTCCGTTCGGAGGTAGGTATGCCGCTAGCGTTTCCGGGATCTGGCCGGAAGAAGAAAGACGAGCCGCTCGATCCATTCGAGCTTGTCTTCCGGGATGGCAGGCGCACGGTCCCGCCGCACCTGTTCGACATGATGAGCGGGATGGACACGGTCAGGTACACGTATTCTGATGCCATCGACAGGGCCAATCAGCGAGCCACCGTCGACCATGTCAATGGGGTGTTCTCCTCAATCGTGTCAGCGCACTTCAGGGAGCCGGGTCGATGAGCGCCGTGACGGAGTTCTTTCGCGGCTTCCGCACCAGCCCCAAGGAGATCCCGTCCAGCAGCACCGCCTCGGTCATCAGCAACCAAGGCGGCAGTTGGGCAATCGGCGACAAGGGCCGGATCGGACGCCCACGGCACAAGATGTACCGGCGCTGGGCCGAGGGATCGGAGTGGGTCAGGGCCGCCATCGACGTGCGCAAGACGCAGGTCAGCCAGTCAGAGTGGGACATCGTCAAGTTTGATCCCAACGGGCCTGAGCCGAGCCCCAAGCTCGTCAAGCAGATCACCGACATGTTCCACCAGCCGAGCCCGACGGTCGACTCCTTCCGCTCGTTCATCGAGCCGATCATCGAGGACATCCTCGTCCTCGATGCCGGGGTCATCGAGAAGGAGCGGACGCTTCGCGGCGATCTCGTCTACATGCACCCGGTTGACGGCGCAACCATCAGGGTCAACGCCTACTGGGACGGGTCCAATCCCGACGAGCCCCGGTACTACTGGTACCCGGACATGTACGAGCGTGACCGCTTCAAGAACGCGGACATGGTCTACATGATGGAGAACCCGGCCACCTACCGCGTGGTCGGCCTGTCCAAGCTTGAAGTCCTCAAGAACACGATCGATGCCGAGCTGTCGGGCCATGCCTACAACAACCGGCAGGTCGTCAACGCCGCCCCCGACGGGATGCTCGATCTCGGTGAGGGCGCTCGCGCCGAGCAGGTGGACGCCTTCAAGGCGTACTGGCAGGGTGAGGTCGCAGGACGCGGCGCGATGGCGTTCATCGGCGGGAGCAAGAACGCGAAGTTCATCCCGTTCCGTGACTCCAACCGTGAGATGCAGTTCCTTGAGTGGCAGATGTACCTCGTGCGGAAGATCTGCGCGGTGTTCGGCCTGTCCACCATGGACCTCGCGATCTCCGGCGACTCCAACCGGGCCACCGCTGACACGCAGTCCGAGATGACGGAGGATCGCGGCCTCCGCCCGCTGCTCGGACTCATCCAGACGTACCTCACGAGGGAGATCGTCTGGGATCCGACCTTCGGTGGTCAGGACAACAACCTCTGCTTCAGGTACACCCGCCTGAACCTGAAGGAAAGCCTGTCACGTGCCCAGATCAACCAGCGTGCTCTCGCGGGCGTCAGCTGGAAGACGATCAACGAGGCGCGGCAGGAAGATGGCCGGGAACCGATCACCGGCAAGCAATACGACTCGTTGATGGTCATCACACCGACCGGAGCTGTGCTTCTCGATGACGTTCCTACCGCCAAGGAAGTCATGGAGAAGGCCAACCAGCGACCCAGTTCGGATGGACCTACGGCGGGAAGCCCATCCAAGCCGTCGAGCAAGCCCTCGACCGGTAACACCAAGAAGGAGTCCTGATGGCTGCCTCTCTCAGCCTGCGCGTCTATACCGGCGCAGGCGCGACAGAGTCCAGCGCCGTTACGGGCATCGATCTGATCTCGGCCGACAACGCGACGAACACGCTTGCCAACCGGCAGGCCAACCCGATCACCGTCGGCACGAACAGCTATGAGAAGTGGCTGAAGCTCAAGATCGACACCGCGCCCGCCAACGGCGTCACCAACTTCAAGATCTGGGGCGACGGTGCGGTCGACACGTCGACCACGCTGAAGTTCACGTCCAACTACGCGACCTACGCGCAGGGGACGACAGGTGCCACCACGATCGGCAACGCGAACTTCACCTCGTACACGGCTGGCAACAAGGCCACGTGGGACACCGCGTCCTACTCGGCGACGAACGCGACGACCAAGTTCGTCCTGTTCCAGCTTCAGGTCGACTCCACCGCGAACCCGGGCAACTGGACGCAGGAGACGATCTCCTACTCGGACGACGAGACGTAGGTC